ATTCATTATAACGGCAATTACCCAGGTCATAATTGCCCGGGCGATTATTTCAATTACTATTGCCGTCATAAGAATCAGAATCAGAAAAATTGCTACACCTATACTCATTGTTTTCGCACTCCTTTTTATATTTTTCTTTTAATTCTGCTTCCAGTTCCTTCTGCTGCCGTTTCAATTCGTCGTTTCTCTCTATCAGTTTTCTTATAGTTTCTTCTGTCTTTCCGATTGTCCGGCATAGCATAATCTGTCTGTGAATCCCGTATCTTCTGTGCGTTAATAATTCCATTTGTCGGTCAGTTATGTACACTGTATAGTGTCTTCCGCAGTTCTGGCATTTAAAGTACTGCTCCAGCACTGGAAAGCCATGTCTATCCCTTGCTATTATTCTGGTGCCCGTTATTTTTGCTATTTCTATTTCAGCCCCGCATTTATCGCAACGAATCTCGAATTCATTCTGTAATTCGCTCATATCCTTCTCCTTTCGCCGTCAATCCTCGTCTTCTAAGTCAATCAGCCCCATCTGCTCCGCGTCGTATACGTCCATGATTCCGAGTACTGCGTAGCCGTCTACGATCGCGCTTGATGTCTCCGCTGTATCTACACAAGTCACGCACACACGCATCTGCCTTCCTGTAGATCTTCCATCCTTGAACTCTAGCATTGTCAAGATGTCCTTCTCTTTGTACTGATCCATTCCGATCTTTACGATCATATGACGAATTCGCCCGGTCTCAATGTCCTTATAGACCTGCTCTGCAACACGCATCGCCCTTTCTTTTTTATCTTCCTGCTCATCCGAAGGCAACTGTTGCATTCTTTCTTCCTGTTCCTGCTCTTTCAGCTTTTTCTTGCTCTCCCGGTCAAGCCTGTCCTGTTCTTCATTGTATCGGTCTTCTTCTGTTTTCTCTGCTTCTGCCTTATTTACGTACTGATCGCATTTTTGACAAGTCCCGGTTTTTACGTTGCATTCCTGGTATTTCTGGCAAGAGTAGCATAATGACGTAATGCTCTCCGGGTGTGCGTCTTCCCAGTCTTCCTGCTGCCCGGTTTCCGTTTCTTCCGGCTGTTCTTCTTCCTGGTATTCCTCTGGATCTTCTGCCGCTTCCTCTTTTTCTTCTTCCTTTGCCTGTTTTGCTTCTTTGACCGATAAGCCGCCTTTTTCGTACTTCTCGAACAGCTCCTGCTGCTTTTCCTGGCTTAATCCACTTATCTCGTGTGCTGCGGAAAAATTTAAACGTCCTTCCCTCACCTCTTTCTGCAATTCCGGTATCAGGTTGCTGTTGATCTTCTCGATCTGTGCGATCTTGCCTGTTGACTTCTGCATGATTGACGCAATCACGTCGCGTAAGCGTCCTTTATTCAGGTCGTATCCTTGCAATTCTAATCCGTTGTCTCTCATGTACTGCAAAGCCTTTTTTAACTGCTTTTCTTCTTCCAGCATTTCCTCGATACTCTTGTCGCGGTATGAGTTCGCTATGATGATCTGCACAATTTCTTCGTTTTCTTCGGCTGCGTTCTTGATCTGACACGTTACGATCTCGAATTCTTTATAGCCATCCTCGACCAGTTTATTCAATGCGCGCCATCTTCGCTCGCCTGCGATAATCTTGTAGATTCCTCTGTCGCACGGTTCATATGCGACTGTCATATTTTCCATAAGTCCCGCCGCGAGGATCTTCTGCGCCAAGCCGTCAATATCCTGCATAGAGTAAAAGTTCTTCTCATTGCTGTACATTTTCTTAATGCTTATGTCACGTGTACGAAATCTCGCTTTTGGTTTGTCTTCTGCTGCTGCCATGCTGTTTTTGTTTAGTGCATCTATCGGACTCCATCCTGCCGCCATGTTATCACTTCTCCTTTCCTGCGATCACAACTTCCATTTTGTTCAAGGTTTCTTCGTCTGCATATGCGATATCTATGAGTGATTCGTCTTTTCTCCATTTTCCGCAGATGCTTTTCTGGATCAGTCTTTTTAATTTCTGCGGATTTATCACAATCTTAAAATTCGCGATTGCTTCCTGGAATTTTGTATCTGCTTCTTTGTCTGTTATGTCGAGATCTTCTATTTCCCTAAAAATCGGCTGCGCTTCTGATTCGTTAATGGTCTCTATGATCTCCATGATCTCGTCTTTCATTTCTTCTCGATCCCTTTTTATCATTTCAAGTGCTTTATCTTCTGCACTTATTCTGTCTTCTTTCAGATTTTCCAATTTCTTTGCTTTTTCTAAGAGTTCTCTAAAGGATTCTATGCTGATCGTCACTTCTCCGGTAATGTCCATTTCTGCCCCTCCATTTCTTCCAGCAACTCTGCTGTCACATCTCGGTAATCTCGTGTTACAATGCAGTTTTTTGAAAATTCCGGAAGCGGTACACGCTCAATCGTTGATTTTTCTGCAACAATAGATCTTCTTACCACCGTTTTGAAACATTCCTCGTTGTATGATTCATGTAACCACTGCTCTACCTGTATACTTGTCTGGTTCTTCTGGCGCATTGTCATTAAGATCTTCATGCGGATGTTCTGGTTAAACTTTCTGAGGTCTTCCAACTGTTCCTCCATCTGCGTAATTGCTTCAATCTCGAAACCACCAACCTTGACCGGAAGGATCACCAGATCCGCTCCTACAAGAACGTTGATTACCGTCATATCCATAAGCAATCCGCAATCTGCAATGCAATAATCATACTGCTGCTGTACTTCCACGATTGCCTTTTTGAATCTCGTCACCTGGTTTTCACTTTCGCTTAACAGCTTCATGTTCGTTCTCATCAGATAGCCGTTTGCCGGAATGATGTCAATGTTCTCGTATGGTGTTTTCTGGATCAGTTCTTCTGTGCTGTATGTGCCGCCTGTGCTCTGGTGGTCTTCCAACAGCTCCGACATACCAATGCCCGTCGGTTCAAAAGCATCGTACAGCATTGAGATATTGCCCTGCTGATCCGCGTCGATCAGAAGCACCTTTTTTCCGTGTTCCTCGCCCAGTAAGTATGCGATCGTTGCCGCTGTCATTGTTTTACCGATACCGCCTTTCTGGTTCATAACTGCAATTGTTTTCATGTTTGTGTACCTCCTGTTTTCATTGTTTAGTTGTATTCGTTGTATTTGCATCGTCTGCATTCTGGCTCCAGCATTCCGTCGTCTGGATTCCTGCATCCGGTACATGCTCCGTAAACGTTGACCGCTGCTTTCCAGATTCCAAACTTTTCCTGTTGCTGTGCGGTCTTGCATTTCTTCAATGCCTTTCGTGTTGCCTTGGTTCTTTCTTCTATTCTCTGAAAGTAATGCACCGTGTCTTCCCTTCTTTCCTGATTGTCAAGTTCTGTTCTGACATTGCATTTTCTTTGTTTCCGGTATCAATTTCTTTCAGGTTTACATACTCTTCCAGCACCCTGATTGCTTCTTCTGCTCCGTAGCATACTGCACAGTAATGTCCTGCACCTGCCAGTGCTTTTAACATTTTCTTCTGGCTTTCTTCCATTTTCCCGATGTCGTATTTCATTTCTATGTACAACCCGTTATAGATGCCTTTTGGAACCGGAAGACAGAGATCAGGAATCCCAGCTTTTACCCCCATCTGTTTTAGTTTCACAGCTTCAACCTTGTTCCTGCTGCCACCGTTCGGACAGTGATGCAGGAGTGACAGTTCCGGGTATCTGCTCTGCTGCCACGAAGCCCACATAATCACCTGGATCTGTTCTGTATCCTCGCTTCTTTTTGCGTTTCTTAAGTTCATCAGATGTTCCCTTCCTTTTCGTCCTGTTCGACTGCTTCTTTTTCTTTTGTATTCATGTCTGTAGCTTCGCCAACTGTCGCACAGAGTACAGGTTCGGCACAGTCCGTCAACATATACAGTTCTTCGACTTTATACTTCAATCTCTTTTTTGTGTTTACTACCAGTATTATAGGTTTACTTTCACCGTCGAACTGCTCCAGGTATTCGATCAGCTCTGCTGTTGTCATTGACATTACCATATAGTGCTCCTTTCTTGCGCATTCGTGCATATATGTAGAATCTGCCGTTAAAGGTGTTATATCTGACTTCCGCTTCTGTGAAATCATATTCGTCTCCGTACCATCCGTTGAGGTGATCGCAGATCTTCAAGTCTCCCTTAACAATCTTGTCCACATGATACTGTTTTGTTTTGTAATGGTTTACTTTCTCTTCCGGCTTACGTAGCCCCTTCGATGCGTTCCAGGTCTTCTGATTCTTCTCTTTCTTTTCTTTAGTGATATACTTTGCCATTCCCACAAGCCCGTTTTCGTCCTTCTGTAAGCGTCTGAGTTCGTTTCTTTTTCCCAACTTCCAAACATTCTCCACGGTGTCCATGTCCATATCACCATCTAATACGACGTGGTGATGCCAGCGTCCTTTATCACTACATTCCGTAACATACACATAACGTGCGTTCGGTAATCCTTTTTTCTTTCTTCGGTAATTCAGGCGTTTGATGAAATTCTGCATATTCCGGTTTGCTACTACTATTGATACTGGCATATTTTCATCAGTGTATGTAAAAGTTGCCCATATATCCCTGTTTCCGAAATTCTCGCAAATTACCCTTTCGCACATCTTGCGGCTGTTCTTGTCGTTCAGATTCCTTTGCGCCTGCTGCTGTCGTTTCTTCTTTCCTTCGTCCGGTATATCGTCACGTTGTCCCTTTGTAAACTCCGGATATATTTCTATTTCGAGCTGTTCTCCTGCCCAGATCTCCTTGGTGGCATAGATACTTTTTACCTTTCCTTCTTTCAGGATCCTTTCCTCATTCACCTCATCCAGTTTTTTTAGTTCATTCTGGTATGCCGCTTCATAATCGTAGAGCAGGAAGGCTGTTCTTCTTTTCTTCTTTTTCCTCATTTTGATATATCCTTTCATCGACTTGTTACTATCCATTACAAGGTCGCTGAAAAGATATACAAAAGCTCCGTTTGACTTTTTATACCGTCCGTAGTACTATACTAGTGTGTACTTTTGGTTCAGGACATTGTTCTGAATTCGTTGTGAAGCCTTCCGGAGCCGCCAAGCATACCGGAAGGCTTTTTCCTTATCCCGCTTTTTTTTCGTCCTCTGATGCCTTTCTGACGCTCACAAGACGCACCTTTGTTCCGTCCTCTCTTGCATTCAGAATCATAGCAATCGCCCTGAACGCCTTCATCGGATCCGGCGTGTTGTTCTGTGTTGCTGCCATAGTTATTCCTCCCATACTTCATTAGCTTCTTTTTTGCAGCCTCTTTCCATGTAGTAGTCATACAAGAATTCTTTCTGTGCTTTTGTATAGGTTCTTGCAGTGCTTCTCGTCGGAAATGCGATTCCTTGTGCCGGGTTATGTAAAAGCACCCATCCCCCTTTTATTAAGGTGTCACCTCCGGCATCGCTTTCTAATCCTTTTTCTTTCAGGAAATTGTTTGCCCAATCCTCATGTTCTCCCCATTCCACCCCGTAGAATTTTCCATGTGGTGATAACCATCCATAGTCTGCTGTAGTGTGGTCTTTTTCATCCATCATTCTATGCATAAAGCTGTCAAGTGCGTCCCGCTGTTTATCCTCTGTTGTTTCCTCTCCGAGTTCCTTTCTGATTGCCCTTTTTGTTTCTTCCGGGATATAACTCATTGCAACGTCCCATCGCTCTACCATCCTTTGCAGATTCTTCTCTGCTTTCTTTCGTCTTTCGGTTTCTTTCCAGATGTTCATGCTCTGCGGCATCTGCTCTTCTTCTCCCGGTTCGTATATTTCGAGATGATATGTACCTGCTGCCGTGCTCCCTTTTAGAGCAGCACGCCCAAGCAGAATATCCTCTGCATATCTTCTCGTCTGTGCTTCCGGTACGTCCTCATTGACCATGCAAAGTATCAGTGTTTCCATGAGTTTTTCAAAACTTTTCTCGCCACTGTAGAACGCTTCTCGTGTCCACTGTGTGATGAATTCGCCCTGAACGTCGAAGGTCAGCTGTTTCTCTTTTACTTCACTTCCCATTTTTACCTCTCCCGTATTTTTGTTTTACATAATCTTCAATATCCTTGAGTGCCTTTTCTTTTCTTGTTTCTTCCCAGTTTTTCGCCATCAGATCCAGCGGCACGTCGAACATTTTGCTAATCTTAACTATATTTCCAAATGACGGTTCTGCTATATCTTTTTCCCACTTCATAACGGTTGTGTCAGCTACTCCGACATCCTTTCCAAAGTCTCTGAGAGACATATCGTTTTCAAGACGTATCTCTCTGATTCTTTTACCCAATGTCATTTTTCTGCTCCTTTCAGGCTTCGCACACGAATTCCAGTTTAGAAAAACATTCGTCCTTTCTTTTCTGGTCGTATGCCAGCTGCATCGCATGTACATAAATCTCTTTTTCAGTCTTAAAGAATCCGTGACCGTAAAGTTCTATGTTCGCAGTTCTTTCTTTCCCCGTGTCCATGTTTTCGTATGTAGCTATGAATTCGTACATTCTTCTTATCTATCCTACCTTTCTCCTTTCTGGTTTTCTTCTCTGTTTATTCATCGTTTTCTTCCTTTCCCTTCTTTTTCCTTTCTGGCAGACTGTACGCACCGCCATGTTTTCACGATGCTCCGATAATGTCTTTCGGCTTGCCATCATCAGTGAACACGTTGCCGTCGTGTCCAGACAGGGCGAATGCCCTGTTTCGGCTTTTATTACATATCAAGCAATTCTTTCAGGAGTTCTGCTGTCCACTCTGTCAGTTTCTTTCCTGATTCCAGATACTGTTTCAATGCTTCTCTCTGTTCTTTCATTTTCTCCTGTGTTGGAAGCTCTGCCGTTTTACCTCCCTGCTCTATCGCTTTGAAAATCGCATACAGCACGATCAGGCAATCTTCTTTGCATTCGTACTCGGCAATTTCTTCGGCGCATCCGTCAAACACCTGAATCGTGTGTCTGATCTCTTCTTTCTTCCCCTTCTTAAAGTTCTCTTCCTCATATCCGATTCCCTCAATGTGACCTTGCATATTGAAAATCCTTGTTTTGTCCTGTGATAAAATGAACATCCTCTTCTCCTTTCGTTCACTTGAAACTGTATTCAACAACTTCTGCGTTTGGTCTGACTTTGATGTCTTCTTCATACATAAATGCTTTACACTGGAAGAACTGGACTGAATGGTCAAATGATTCCTTCACCTTGTTTGCTGGAAGAATCACTTCTATCACTGCCACTTCATCGTGTCCTCTGATTGCCACGAACTTCGCTGCGTCCTGTGGCTTTTCACAGAGGTACACGCAACCGTCCCATCCTCTTTTCACTACTCCGTCAGCAATAATCTTCTCCATCGTCTCCGGTATTGCTGCATGGTAATATTTCTTTCTCATTCTCTTCCTGCCCTTCGTCTTTCTCTCTTGTCCAGTTCCTCCATCACTTTTCTGTATCTGCTTCTCCATAGACTGGTGCTAATTCATTTTCAGGAACATCGAAAAAACAGTAATCTCCTATTTCGACCTCATAAAGCCCGTTGTATTCTCTTAAGATTTTGCATATGTACGAATAACCGTTTACTTTGATCCATGCAAAACCTGATTTGAATTTATTCATCGTTTTTTCGTTCTCTCCTTATTTTCAGTAGCCAGATACTCTCGTCCTCATTGCAGATACCAAAATACTCATCTGTTCTCGTAAAATAGAATAAAATCCCGTAGAACTGATAGATTGCTACCTTGAACGCTTCCCATTTTGCCTGGCATGAAATGCAAGTGTTATTCCAGTATGTGTAACCAAGTCCCTGATCCGGGTGTCCATTCCTCGGTTCTGCTTTCTTTTTTTCTTCCAGAGCACTGTCCCAAACGCGGACTGTACTCTCAATCTCCATACCCATTGCTGTCTGCATGAATTTCTTTTTGTTCATTCTCATAAACTACTCCCTTCTGGATCTTCCTGGTCTTCCGTTTCATCGTATGCAGCACTGTCTTTTAAGAGATTGTAGCCTTCTTCATACATATAGCGGATTCCATCCATGATCTCGTATAATTTCGTCTTTATACTCTCTTGCGATTTCTCTCAGTGATGCCATTTTGTCTCCCTCCTTTTTCTTCCTTCATTTCCCTTTACAATAGAATTCAATAGTTTCTATCTCTTCTTCATTTAAGAATTCGTCTTCCAGCCTGTATGCAAGGCAGTCTTTCTCGACATTTGTTAATCGGATAATTCCCGTAAAATCGTCTACTTTGTCATATGCTTTTGAAGCCTTTTTGCAAATGCTCGATAATCTGTGTCTTGCTCTTTTTGCAGTCTGCAAATCTCTTCCAATCGCCCTCCAGAAGATAATACTCTGTGGTGACGTAATAACCGCCACGCTCATCCTTTTTCCACCAGTCATCACCTTTTGCGTGTTCGGTTTCTTTGACTACAATCATTGAGTTGTCTGGAAGCGGATACGAATAATACTTCTCGCTTACATCCGGCACAGTGAGCCATAAATTCCATCCGGTATAGTCCTCCAGAAAGTCTCTGCGTTTCTGGTTGTTCGTTAATTCTTTCAGTTCCATTCTTTTGCCTCCTTTGCGCTATCCATGCTTCCTGCGGAAGTGCATTTTCCTTTTATAGTGTTGCTCTGCTTGAACACCTGACTTTAACCTGCCATCGTCAGCACCGGGAGGTTATCTCCGGTGGGCGGTCATTGCATCTCTATAGTTTCGCTTATCCTGCAATTTTGCAGATAATTGAGATCAGCGAAATGACTATCGCGGCTGTTGAAGTTATGGCGGTGAAAATCTGCGTTTTCAAGAGCCGTGTATGTTTCTGTATCTCTTTTTCAAAAATCTCAGGAGTAATTTGGAAGGTGGTTTTCATCGCGTCGCATACCTGTTCGGCTTCTTCGTAAGAAAGACCAGTTTCATCGAGTACTTTCATACATCTATAAAACGCTTCCTGCTTTTTGTCCTGTCTGATTTCCGCGGTATTCTTTTCCGGTGTCACTGTTTTGTTTTTATCTCCTTTCATGTTGTCTTAGCCTTCTAGTATCTGTTTTTAAGCCTTTGTTTTCATAAGAAAAAGATACTTTTAAATCTTTTTCGTCGAAATTTGTATTCACAAGCCGCTGAAGTTTTTCAACGGCTTGTTCTCTTTCTTCGTGCCTGGTTCTTCTCATATTTTTCCTTTCTTTTATGTTGTCTTCTTGGTTGCCATGAAGGTTCCGAACTCAGCCCCGCGCAGAAATGCCAAAAATAAATCCTGCTGCTTGAGGTTTAAACCCTGTGTGAACTGAGAAATTTGTTCTGTTTTGTTTTTGCTTTCCTGTTCAATAAGTACATCTGTGTTATTTGTCATTTTGGTTTTCTCCTTTCGTTAATTTGGTTGTTGAACTAAATATATCATTATTTATTTGGTCTGTCAACTATTTAAAAGAAAAAATTATTTATTTTTTGGTTGACTAACCAATTTCAAAATGATATATTGTATTTAAGCAGAAAGGAGGGAATATCTTGAACGAACGAATACGTTTCTTGCGCGAGAAAAACAAATTATCTCGTGCAGCTTTTGGCGAACGTATCGGGGTAAGTGGCGACGTTATTAATAATTTGGAACGCGGACGTGTGGAAGTAAAAGAGCATATAATAAAGTTAATTTCCGCAGAATATGGCGTTACCGAAGAATGGCTTCGTACTGGAACTGAACCCATGTATACAGAGCCGAATTCTTTCAGCCTTGACGAATTCGCTACGGCGCATCATATGACAGATCTTGAAAAAGAAATTGTTAAGACATACTTCCGAATTGATCCTGATATTCGCGAGAAAGTGTTAGAGCATTTTAAGAAGTGCTTTTTAGGATTTAGTAGTGTGCCAGATACGCCAGAAGAACTCGAAACAATGTACCCGCCTGTCAAAAAAGGCGAAGAAAATGCCGGGTGAAAAACACCCGGCTGCAACTCACTACTTAAGTATTATGAATTGAGTTCCCCCATTGAAATTAAGATTGATATATATAGTGTTGTTACTGTGATAATACAAAGCGTAGATTTTGCAGTTTCCATACTTAATGTACTTTCTTTTCATTTTCCCACACCTTCCCGTTGTAGTAATGGCAACAGCCGGGTGCAGGAATCATTATAAACGGGGCACTTATCGTAATACTACAGGTAAGTTTTTCCAATGAAAGGTACAAAGTAGAAATGTTTGTAACTAGTTTTCAATTTCGCGTTGCGGGTGTTACTTTTTGCAATGACAACGGAACTTCTCGTCAGTCATACATATCTCGTTTGTGCGGAGGAGATCCCCTTTTTATTTCTCCATTCACATTCGATGGAAAACCCGCATTCCATATTTCCGACGTTTCCGGTCACTGTATTGGAAGTGTCCCCAGTGTATATGTTCAGGATTTCTGTTCTTATAAAGAACAAGGATACTTTATAAAATTATGTGTGGATGAAATACTGGGTTGCGACGAATCCGGTAACCGTATACCTGGATACAATTTAGGCGTATTAGTAGATGTAGATGTATATGAGGATCTTTCGGATACATTCAGTAGTTCCACTTTATCCGATTCGTCCCTTTCATCCCCTGATCCTGTTGAAACGTTACCCAAGCCCAAAACAAAGAAAACGGGGCGTGTTATGATAGCCTTCGGTATTATTTGTGCAATCAATGCAGTGTGCATCTTAAATCCAATGACTGCGATTTTGGCTGTTATTTTTTTATACTTTGGTATTCGACGTTATCGAAATTTTAAAAAATAAAAAAGACACCCGGTTTTCCGAATGCCTTTCATTGCTACCTATGCAGCACACGCCGCATAGAATAGTCCATCGCAACTTCTATTCTATCACAAAAAGCGTGCTGCTGCATAGCTTTATTTTTTATACTCTTTTTTGACATTTTGATAGAAAGAAGGTTTTATTATGAGTAGTTCATATTTCCGTCCACAGCCGGAACTGTACGGCTTGCGTGTGGTAAAATACATAAGATGCAGCCATGAAGGACAGGTACTGCACGGTGATACTTTGGAAGCCCAGGACACGCTCCTGAATGAATTTATTGAAGTTAATCGCATGGTGCTTGTAGACACTTTCGTTGACGAAGCATTGACAGCCAGAAAAAAATTTACCAAAAGGAAGGAGTTTGTCCGCTTATTGGACGGTGTGCGTACGCATTCGTTTGATCTGATCCTTTTCACAAAACTTGACAGATGGTTTCGAAACATTAGTGACTACCACAAAATCCAGGAGATTCTCGACGCGAACGGTGTTCAATGGAAGGCAATCACTGAATCATACGACACCACGACAACCAACGGTCGTCTGCATATCAATATCCGTCTGTCCGTGGCTCAGGACGAATGTGACCGTGACAGCGACCGTATAAAAGACGTATTTGCATACAAGTTAAAAAACAAGTCGTATATATCCGGGCGGCTTCCTCGTGGTTTGAAACTGGATACTAACAAGCATATCATTCACGATCCAGATTGGAAACAGTGGGCACTTGATATGTTCGACCATTTTGAGAGTAGTGGAAGTATTTATTCTACTTTCTTATTTCTTACTGATAAATATGGTTCTTTGCTTCGCTATGATGGTGTTAGTCGTGCATTGAAGAATCCTTTGTATAAAGGCATGTACCGTGATGATCCTAAATTTTGCGATCCGCTTATTGATCCAGAACGTTTTGATCGTCTTTTTGATCTCGCAAAAAAGAATGTCCGTCAGAGAAAGACCAGACGATACTATATATTTACTGGTCTACTGGTCTGTTCCAGTTGTCAGCATAACCTCGTTCCATATACTATACCGCACACTCTCGCTGATGGTACACGCAAGGATTATATTTTCTATCGCTGTGGTTATCATTCCAGCTCGCGGCTCTGTGATCGGTCACGTACCTACCGCGAAGAATATATCGAGCAATATCTCCTTGACCATGTTCGTCCTGCACTCTCTCGCTATATAGCTGAATATGATGTCATTTCTTCCGGTGCATCAAAAAAGGATCCTGCTGCCGAAGTAGCAAAGATCCGCCACAAATTAGAAAAACTATATGATTTGTTTCTTGATGATCTGATAGAAAAAGATCTTTACAGACAGAAGTATGATGAACTGCAAAACCAGTTAAAGGAATGCCTCGAAGCTCCATCTGTGCCCGTTCGTGATTTTTCTGCTGTTCAGGAGTTACTTTCTAAAAATTGGGAAGATATGTATTGCACTTTCAGTAAAACAGAAAAGAATGTTTTCTGGAAGTCTTTCATTAAATCTATTGTCGTTTACGAAGATGGCAGTATGGACATTAATTTTTTATAATTTTTTATTTATACTAACTGTACTTAACCATTAGGTTATCAATAGTTAGTATAAATGTTGTTTTGTGCATTTTGCCTTTTTCTTTGCTGTGATCTGTGTCTGATCGTAGCCGTCTCGTTGTCAATTTGCACAGAAGGCAACGACTTTCCCGGTCGCTGCCTTCTTTTAAATTATTCCATTTCTTTTATGATTGTTTTTTCTCTTTCTGATAATTCATATCTTCTCACCGTTTTCTTCTCTGCTGCTGCCTTCTCTGCTGCTGCCTTCTCTGCTGCTGCCTTCTCTGCTGCTGCCTTCTCTGTTGCTGCCTTCTCTGATAGCAAAAGCCCTGAACCGAATATAGCTTTCTTGTCTTTCTTTTGTGCGTCTAAGCCACGAATTTGTCTGCATTCGTTTTGATATATCTTGAATGTTACACCACGTCCTGCCAATGCCTGCATCATTGCCGCTGTTATAACGTTATTCGGGTATTCGTATTTAGGCAATTGTTTTGTTTTCCTTTGTCTTATTTCTTTTACTTTTTCGTTTACCAGTTGTGTCAATTCTGGTGCTGTTTGTGCTGCTATATTTGCTTCGTAGCTTGTTATAAATGACGTTTTCACAATTGCTCCATTATCATATTCTATTTGACAATCGCAAATTATGTGATTTGTTTTGTTCCATATGTTTTTCCCGCTAAAGCATGTCAAAGACGGCGCGAATAAAAAGAACGGTATGTCTTTTTCTAAATAAAACTCGCAGATTTTGGTTAATATCGAAAACGGTGGATTATCCAGCACGACGCATCCAGCAAGATATTCTTCATTCTGATAATCCCCCCCTGGATAAAATGGGCGTATAATTTTTTGATGATCTATTCCATACTTTTCACACGCCCATTTTTTGATTACTTCGTAAATTTCCGGTGGTGTGTAGCAATCATCTGTCGTCTTTTTCGGCTTGAATTTTTCGGTAAATTCCTCGTATGTCTCGTTCTTCATGTTTCATCCTTTTTATTTAACATGTAAGGAATACTTACATGTTGCCTTCGACGAATTCTGTATGTTCTGGTGCTCCCGAAATCCAAAAACCGTCTGTAGTCTTGTACCAAGTGCGTCCTGATACCGTCACTCTTTCTGTTACTGCTTTCTCGTCGAACATAGTAACGCCACAGATCGCGTCATCATCGGAGGAAGGTCTGCGTCTGAGACGAAGTTTTCCGTCAAATACCCTTCTGATTTTTCCATGAACTTCTTCGGTTGTGTTCGCCGCTACGATCGCTGCTTCGATGTCCTGGTCTGTGATCGCGTCCTCGATCTGCTTCATTTCTTCCTCTGTCATGCTTCCGACGACATTTCCTTCTTCGTCGTATACTTTTGTTGTTCCATCTTCGTTTTTGTCAAGCGCACCGTCTGGAACATCGTCTGTCAGCTCTATTTTTAACGGATGGACTTTTGTTCCATTTTCATCGAATACCATCGTTCCTGTATTGTCTGCTTTGTTTTTGGCGTACAGGAGTGACTTATATTCTTTTGCTGCATTCTTTGCTTCTTCGAATGTTTTTCCGACATAATACTTCATTATCCTTTTCCTCCGTCTTATTTCTTTTTCAGGTACACACTGGAAGAAAATCCGATGTACTCTGTACCGTCAAGTGATACTGTAATGTACAGCCATTTCACGCCATTCGCAACGTTGTAATAACCATAGTTATGTACAGTTGTTCCTTTCGGAATCAGACACAGTGCTTTTTTGTTGGTTCCGGCATCGTTGCGGCAATACAGATCCGCGGTAGTTACGTAGGATCCAGCAATAGCTGGATTCTTTTTCTTTGCATAGCATGTCGCCTTCACGGTCTTTGTGATCGTCTGGTTTGCATCCTGTTTTGTGCTGTCTGTCTTTGCTGCGGATCCATTCAGAATGCTATTCACTTTTGCCTGGATAGTTGCCGGATCATACCCGCAAACTCGCAATGCATTCGCCCTTTCATTTCCGTTTCCCCACTGCCCTGCAATCACTTCGTGGGCTACTTCTTCCACGGTTTTTCCTGGCTTTCTTACCGGATTTGAAACGGCGGTATCAGTGTCGTATTTCGGTGCGATAAAACCACGAATGTAGCGTCCGTTGATGGACACGGTTCTTTTCTTTACTGCATCACTGTAGTTGCCTTCTGTAACTACAAAATATCCTGCATCTTTGTTTACGTAGGTTACAGTTCCGACATGATCCGGTGTTCCGGTGCAATCTCCTTTTCCAGTATCGTTCCAGTCGTACAGTACTGCGTCCCCTGGCTTTGGCACATATGCGTCATTTTCCACCCATACGCCCATCTTTTTCGCTTCTTCGATCAAATAGTAGCAACTAATCTCAATTGGCATAATAGCGGTATATTTGAGCGCGACAGCAAGTGCTGACCAGCAGCAAGCACACCACGCCCAGCTGTACTCCATCTTCGTATTACGCGGAAATTTCCCGGTGAAACTATTATAGATGTTGATGATAGATTTATATGAGCCGTCTGCTTCGTTTTTTCCGATCCAGCTTTCCACCATATCAACTACTGCCTGTCTTGAGTATCCCACTTTTGCCCCTTCTTTCTCTGAGTTATCCACATTGTCCACATTTTTGTCGTACTGTGTAAGGTTGTACTGTGTAATTAATGCATAAACATTGTTGACATATGCAGAGCTTGTTGCGTATCCGTCCGCCTTGATCGTATTTAAGTACACTTTCGGATCTGTGATTCCTTTGAGGTTTGTGTACCGTGTCAGCTGGATAAATTCGAAGTAACCTTTTACGCCTTCTTCCATGTTGTCGTATACGCGAAAGTTGTCCTTGATTGTGGTGAGTGTTCCGGCTGTGTATTCTTCTTTTGTAGCCATGTTTACGGACTTGCCTTTCCAGGCTGTCCCACATTTTAAACCGAAATAGTTGTGATAAGTTGCCGCGAGCTTTGATTCGCCCCACCCCGATTCCAAAATAGCCTGTGCGATGATCGGGGAATGTACGGTAATACCGTACAGCCCCGCGTATTTCTGAACCAATGCTGCAATTTTTTTAATGAATTCCTGTTTCTCCATTCTGTTCACCGTCCTTTGACTTCTGTGTTAAAATTTCAATTGCATTTTTGATCACTGCCGGGAGCGGTACTCCCATCAATCCCGCATTTTCTACGATGCTGATTAACTCATTTGCGATAAAACCGATAATAACTGCATTCCTGATGTAGTCCACGCCGATCGTCAGATCTAAGCGGTACGCAATCAGTACAAACAGGAGCGTTACCCCTTTTCTGCATAACCCTTTCCATCCGGCGCGGCTTTCCAGCCCTCCGTTTTCTGTTTTGTTGCTTTTGTGGAAAAAGCCTGCCACTGCCAGCCCTGAAAGATAATCAATGCACATAAACACAATTAATGTGATAAGTGCTTGATCCCATCCTCCAAAGGCAGCTGCAATCACGCTTCCAACTACTCCGATAGTAGTGCAGATTCCTTCTTTCATCATGTGTCACAACCTCCTTAATTTCATTTCGATCCTGTCAAGATCATGTTCTGCCTGTTCTCTTTCTTCTGAAAGATCGTCAGGGAAGACCGCTCCCGCGATCTTCTCCTGCTCGATCAGGACAGTTTGCTTTCTGACGATCCCTGTCATCCTTTCCACCACGTCGCACATCATGTCGACGATTTCCAGCAGGTTCCCGGCTCCGTTTTCATGCGCTTCCTTTGTTTCGTCCATTGCTGTCCCTCCTACTGTTCTTTGCTTTCTTTAATCAGATCTTCGCAACCGCTTTCGACAAGGATTGCTTCGACCTTCTCTTTAAGAAGTCGCGGTACCCTTTTATAGAGTGCGATTGCTTCTTCTTTTGTTTCTGCGTACATAATTTTCTGCGCCCATAACATAGCCATCATTGTGTCACCCTCCTTTCTGAATAAAATTTTGTATAATAATTGCTCAATCAGATTAAGCATATACAACTTCCGACATTTCAAGCAGGCATGATTCTAACATCTCGTTCTTTTTTTCCAGTACCTCATTCTTTTCCTTTAGTTTCTGAATTTCCACGGTCATTTCTGCCCGTGTCATTCCTTCTTCTCCCGGTTCCGGTTCGTCGTCTTTCATGTCTTCGTCTTTTCCTGCCTGGTCTGTTTTTCCATATTCCCAGTATTTTTCGAAGTTTTTTTCGATCTGTTCCTGCGTGATCGTGCTGTCTGCCGGAAGCTCGAATACTACTTCGTCATATTTATGCATCTTTCGGTCTTTCGTTTCTTCCTGGAAGTATTCTGCGATGTTGTCAGTCATCCTGACGGTCTTTTTTCCTCCCGGGAGATCTTCCAGTGTGACGCTCTGCGGTTTCTGATCCGCGTCTACGTTTAAGTAAATCATTCAGTTCTTCCTTTCTTCTCTGATGTTCTAGCCTTCCGTAGAATCCATCCACCTGATATGCTACTGTTAACAATTCATCTGTGTGATATTTTTCTCTCAAGTGAAACGAATCTGACTGCTCAATATAGCTGTTGTACGATACAAGTTTCTTCGCTCTTTCTTTTCTCAATGTTCCGTCGCGTTGCAGCTCCCGGTATCCTCTCAGTAATTGCCGCCGTGTACGTTTAAAAACACGCCGCCTGATTGTTACATGTGTTCTACTGATCCTGTATCCCGCCATGTCCAGCATCGGAACGCCACGTTGTCCTGGTTTTGGCAAGTTTCTTCGTCGCTTTTCTTCCTCGACAGGTAGCATCTTGATAATTCCTGTCGTTTCTTTTATCTGCAACTGTTGATTCTTTCTCAACCACTTGTCCAATGCTTTCGTCGCTCTCTGTTCTCCCTTTACGGATCCCGAGCCAATAGCGAAATCGTCCATAAATGTTCCGCAGCGGATCACGTATGGTATTTTCTTTCCTCGTCTTGTTAATCCAAGTGTGTATAAATACCGGATCGCGTAGGACATTGTGAAGTTAAATAACCATGCGTCAAGGTATCCTCCGATAATCAAATGCCCGTCTGGTGCGATTGTTTCCAGATATTCCAATAACCGTATCGCATATTTTGCTTTCGGGATCTCCGCTTTTACCAGTTTTATGCATACAGCGTATTGCAACGATGCATAAGCGTGTACAACATCCGTTTTTCTTACATATTCAATCCCGAGTGATTCTTTCAATAGGTATCGCCGCATCTGGTCTTTTAACATTGTCTGTCCGTGTCCAGGAATGCTTGCGTGCTGCGTTGGAAGTAGTCGCGCCTGGATCAGTGGTTCCAGGATCAGCTTTGTTATATGTCCTAGCAGCTGGTGCATGATACATAGCAGTGCAATATCTCTGATCTTCCCAGTCATTCCGTCCGGTCGCTGCCGGATCACTACGGGTTCCATGTCGTCTGGTTCGATACCATAGTCGACCAGATCTTCCACTATTCCGAGCATTGTCAGACCAATTGCTTTGATTGCTTCGTCTTTATACTTCCGTGTTCCGGATAGGTCGTCAATCCTTATATCGTCTCGCGGGATCCCGGCGTATTTTTCAATAAATGTCAGTATGTCATTCCTTCGCCATTTTCCCTTGAAGCACTCTTTTACTGCCTGTTCGCATAACTTTTGATTTAATCTTTTGTATCTTTTTGTATGTGCCATTTATCTTTTGCTTTATGTGTGAAACGGTGTTCGGTTACGACAGATCTTTTAATCAAAATCCATCTTGTTACTACTTGCCGCACGTATAACCCACGGTTATATGTATCAGTTTCCTGACTTCCGGTTTTACAGATTTTCGCTTTCGCGTGGATATACGGACGCATTTCAGCAGATTGTTTTCTGCCTTCAAAATAAACATAAATTCGCGGACGACCATTCCAGTTCAAGTTACCCGGCGAGTTGTTACCATTCTCACCAGCCAAGCCCGCGCCCCCGCCGTCGTTCAGATTCATAAAACGCCAAGGACAACGCACGCCAGCGGAGCCCGCCCCGCTAAAAGCCGATTTGAAGAAAGTCGTCGAGGATCCGCCGATCAGTTTTGGAAACAGCACTCCTAATTTTGTTTTTACGAACGCTTTCACGTAGTTCCATCCGTTCGGCATTCCTGTAAACGAAATGCCTGTATTTTTATAGGCTGCCGTAATAGAGCTTGCTAATTTCTGGCTATCTCTGCACTCGTGGATCTTGTAGTCAAATCCACCGTCTGCATTTGCGGTTACGTTGTACAGTGGATCCAGTCCGATCGAGTATGCGCCGTCTAAAACTTCCACGCCTGCCACTCGCAGCGGTGTTTTTCCTGCGGTCAGATTTACTGTGCAACCGTCTTTGTGTCCTGGAAGTTTTTCCGTATTTCCTGAATGCCACGGCATCGTCGAGATGCAGGTGGTTGCCGTTGTCGTTATTGGTTCTTCAATATCCAGATTGACTGCTGTGTACTCCGTACCGCTGACTGTCACTTTCTCCACTGACGCAACCTGTACAAGATCGGCGAGGTTTCGCATCCATGCATTGTATCGGTCTTTGTTTGTCTGCTCTCCCATGTCTCCGATTGACACCGTTGATCCTGGAAGGAACTGTGATCCTTGATTCGTTGGAAGCAAAATGCGTTTCACATTTTCTTCCGGTACTGCTACCATGCATTGATAGTTGTAACTTGTACAGCCTTCGGCAATGTTCGAGTTCTCAAGATCAAAGTGTCGTAACTGCCACATCCTCAGTAGCCACCTTGTATCGCAGTCGTTCCATAATCCCTCGTAGGGTGTCATCTGCCGTGCTTTCTTGATTCCTGTGGTCGCAGATGCAAAATTATATGCTTTTCTTCCTGCACCGGATGTCAGCGCACCCTTACTGTTAAGCCCGCCCGGAAACGATGGATGCCATGTAACCGCTCGCTTTTTGTTTTCTGGATCCACGTCTGCGGCATCTGGATAATGCCCCGCCCCTTTTGTCGTTCGGAACGAAATATAGTCATATGATCCGTCGTTCCATTCTTTGATCCATAACGCAGCCGCGAATGTATATACAGGCGCATCCTCGCCCGTAATGTCAAATCCGTCTTCGCCTTCGAAGAATGTAATATTCATGGTTCCGTCTTCCAGTGATAATGCGTTTGCTCTGATGTACCAGGTTGTAGGATCCTCGTCTGTCCAGTCTTCTACCGCTTCCGTGCTTTCCGTGCATAACTGCGCCGCTTCTTTGTCCGCGAGGTCGTCCATTGGTGTCATTTTTGTGGTGCCGGACACTGATGGATCATAGCTTCGTAAGGTGTATGTTTTGCCTTTCCATGCCTGTGCTGCTGCCGTCAGGAAACGTGAAAGCAATTTGTATTTATTCGTTTCTCCCAGTGCCATTGCGCGCGGATACCACGTCCAGAAAATTCTCGTTGTATTCGTTCCGTCAAGTAATTCCTGGCAAGCTGTATCAAGTGTCTTTTCGGACGACATCGCGCCGTTTAACGTCATTGCTTCGAGTGTTGCTGCCGCTTCCTGGTTTTCTTTTAATGCAATAATGTTCAGTGCGGTCGCGATCCTTTCCTGCTGTGCATATGACGGCAACGTTACGTCTATTTCTGGCATTTTTATCCCTCCTCTATCTTTGTGAGTTTTAAGTGTGGAATACCGCCTTTTGCGTATAACGCATAGGCATATTTCACATTGTTGTCTTTATCTTCTATGTACTTCGCTTCGTTTACCTGCTCCGCAACTTTTACTGCTTCGTCTGCTTTATCGAGTACTTTCTGTGCTCTCTGCGCCCGGTTCTTTTCTTCCTGGACACGGGATGCTTCGGCATCTACACGGCTCTGTTCGTTCTGTGTCCTTTTGGTTTCCGCTGCCGCTCTGGCTTCTTCTGCCTTGGTTCTCGCCGCTTCTGTCTGCGTCCTGGCTTTCTCTGCCTGGTCGCGGGCGGCTTCGGCTTCGGCGCGCTTCTGTTCGTCCTGCGACCGTTTGGTTTCCGCTGCCGCTCTATCCTCTTCTGCCTTCACTCTCGCCGCTTCTGTCTGTGTTCTGGCTTTCTCTGCCTGGACGCGGGCGGCTTCGGCTTCTACACGCTTCTGTTCTCCTGCGTCTCTGACGGCTTCGGCTTCTGCGTATTCCTGCATTGTCTTTTCAAACAACGTGAATTCGTTGCTCGACATGATCGCACTGTCGCTTCTTACGCTTTCTTCGATCTCAATTTCGAACGTGGCCGATGTGACCAACTGTGATCCATCATTCGACTGTATTTCGACCTCGCACAACGCCGTTCCTGCCGCCGCAAGAGCGTTATTCGATAATTCTACCGTTACAACGTTATCGTCGAACATACACGGTGTATAGACCCTGTAGCGGTCTGGTTTTTTTATGTATGCCGTTGCTTTTGATCCTTCCGGGATCACGTATGGTTCGCCACAATTAAATAAAACTGCTTCGATGAAGCGGGTCGCTTTGTCGCCTTGTTTTGCATACATAGCAAACCGTTTCGTGCAGCCGGTCATTTCAACTTCAACTCGTTTTGTTATTCTTCCGAGTGCCACGCCGATTCCTTCTTTCTTTTTCTTTTTTGGCTGCTTCTTCCTGCATTTCCTTGATTGTATTCCGGTGCTCTGCGTTCATTTCTGCGATCTTTCGGTTTCTTACCTCTGCGAGAACGCCCTCCACAATTCCCTCCATCAGATATGCAGGTAATGAGCTTTCGCTCATAATCTGGAATACTGCGCCCCTTGTGCGCTGTCTTGTGTTTTCGATTGCATCAATCAAACTGTTCAACTTTGTACCTCCACTTTTTTGTATAAAATCTGTATGAGTTTCAACATGAACGGAATCATTCTTCGTTCGTCCCAGTTTTCGATATCTCCTGAAGAATTTTTCCAGGCGATCACCGGAATTGCTTTTGCAACATCCTCTGCGTAAAAACCTGGTATGTTTTCGCCGTTTAGCTGATCGTCTGCCACGAGATATCCTTTCTTATACCGGAACCATACTGGCGTTATTTTTAAGATCTTTTTAGCTTCGTTTTCCGTTATGTTTGCAATATGATCTTTGTAACGGCGCGATGACGAAGACAAATCCGTTACTGTAGACGTGTCGCTTGTAAGCATAAGATGTCGCCCTGATGTGACATGTCCGACACCAAAAATCTGAAATGTATCTGATAAATCTGAAAAATCACTCGAACCTCCACAATGGATCTTAAGTCCTCCTTTGATTTTGAAGCCTTTCTCAACTACCGAAAGCTCTGTACCTTCTGCGAATATACTTCCATTTTTAACTGCAAATTTTCCAATAGTGCCCTGGTCACACTCAAACGATCCATTGTCCAAAATTTTAAAACGTTTATTCGCTGTAACTATCCCTTCTAAGTTAATCTTACTTGCTTTGATTGCTACTTTTTCTGCTGACTGATTAATAGTTGATATAATCTCTTTTGCATCAACTTTTTTTGATACGGTTGATTCAATATTTTTTGCGGTTTGTTTGATCGCCGACTGCATCTCCGTAGTTGTGGAATAATTCTTTAATTTTTCAATAGTGTCGGCTTTTGCATTGCTTTCCGCTGCATTCGCTTTCTCAGTTGCATCATTTTTCACTTCCTGGATTCCGGTTGTGTACGTCGTGTTTGTAACATACGTTTTTGATACAGTTGACGTTATGCTTTCTGAAACTAATTTAATTGCACTTTGCATCTCCGTAGTCGTTGAATAACTCTTTAGTTTTTCATCTGTATCTACTTTTGCATTGCTTTCTGCTGCATCTGCTTTCTCAGTCGCGTCATTCTTTGCTTCTTGGATTCCCTTTTTGTAGGCTTCATAAGTCACGTATGTCTCGCCTACACTTAGTTTTATCTTGTCAGCCGCTGCCGATATGCAGGAATCTACTTCTTTTTTTGTGTAGTAATCATCTATCAGCATTTTTTTTGCTAAAGAATTCGCTTTTGATATAGTTTCAGCTTTCGACAGCTCTGATTCCGTTTTTTGCAGTTCTGCAAATGTTTTTCTTGCGTTGGAGATTTCAACCGTATTCTTCTCTGGTTTTTCCGGATACTCTGTAATCTTTACGATTCGCTGCTTTTCCTTGATTCTTGTCTTCTTGGAAATCAGTGTGATTGTATCGCCGATTCCATAGCTGAGTATTTCTTTGTATTTCTTGCTCATCCGTGCAAGATCTACAACATCAGCTGTAAATGCCCTGTACGGTTTCGACATTTCTTCGAGCTTCGCTTTCGCATCTTCGATCAAGTTTGTAGTCACCGTGTAGCGTTCATCTTTCCAGACATACGCCTTTACTTTTGTGCTGTACTGAAAATTATCAAGGTACGGTTTCCCGATTGCTTCAAACGGTGTGATACCGTCTTTTCCCATCGGGTAAATCCTTGTATAAAAATCATAAGTGTCGGTTTTCAATGTCAGTTTTCGAAGGTTTAAGCCCTCGATAAAATAGCATCCTTTATCGGATCCGACCTGCTCATAAATATCAACCGTTTTTGTTAGGGAATTGATAATACATTCGCATCTGTAGGTGCTCAACGCCTGCTGTAAAACTTCCCATGCTGTCGTATGGTCATCAATTCTTACGGTTCTTTTTTTTGTAATGTCACAGTTTCCAACTTTCCACCCGGCATCCTCAAAAGCGAATTCCAGGCACGCGCGAATGGTCTGCTCCACAGATTCATAGCCCGTAGGAAAAACGGTTCCCTCCAATTCTTCCACGTTCAGAACTGCGAGGTACTTGTTCAGGGTCTCGCCTTCCTCAATAGATTTCAGCACGTACTCATCTGTTTCGGTACGGATGTAATATTCTGCTTGTAGCTTATCCACCATATTCCCATGTGCCGGATATTCAAAAGACAGCTCTTTGTCTCCGCTGCTCAGTGTGGTTGTGATGGATCTGTTCGTGAACCTTTGCAGGTTTCCGATTCTTTCTTTCTTGTCGTTAAAGATCTGCATACATTCTCACCTCCATCACAACCACATAGCGGCATATGTTACTTTCACATTCGCGCCGCTGGATGAAAATGTGATGCTGTTGTTTCCTACCTGTAACTTCGGGAACTCCCACAGATCCACTGAATTGAAAGCATTTGCACCGTTCTGTGTTACTGTTCCGGCTCTGCCATCAATGCTTATCGTGTCGCCGGAACTCAGTGTTTCAATTGTTATCGTGTTTCCATTTAATGTTATGCTGTAATTGCTTAACGCCTGCTTTGCCGTCACGTCCAGAATACATGGAACATCTCTGCTGCCTTTCGCCTGGATCGTGCCGGATGTCTGACCATTAAACGTTACGGTCTCGTCATTGTCGAAGAAATAACCGTCAAACGTGAGCGTCAGAATCTTCTTTTCGTTCACAAGGGTTTTCTTGTAGTCGTCTGCTGTCAGGAAACCCTTGTATTTTCCCTCATATCCTGTGATCTGTTCGATTGTACATGATGTACGGAACAACGACATAAATGAGGACATCGCCCTTTCAAGCTGTGCCCGATTCTCTGCCGCAAAATATATCGTCAATGTCAACGATCCGAGTGGAACGTCTGTGTCGTATTCCGTCGGTATTAATGCCTTTGGCAGCATTTCGTAATTGATAACCATAGCGGGCGGTGCTGTGGTTACTGTCAGTAACTTCGCACCGAACTGTTTCAGATCTGTTCCGTTTACAAGCATGTCCTCACCTCCTTCGTTTTGTTTCATCCACCATTTTGTCCTCTACTCTGGTGTATACTCTTGACGCAATCGTATCGCCGTCTAATGTCACGTATACGTACACTGGCTGCGTGGTGTTGATTGCTTCCAGTTTCTTGTCCAAGATGTCTGCTAATCGGTCGTAGAACGGTTTCAGCGGTAAGATTGCTTCATCTCCTGCTTCTCCACCTGCAAGCAATGTATTTCCATTCGCTCCGAACACAGTCGGTTTCGTCATAATTGCACCGTTTCTATACCAGTCAATTCCGAAATGCGGAACTGATGGCGGGTTGATACTGAACGATCCGGTTATGTACGGATGCGGAAGTGCCAGGTGCGGAAGGCTCCAAGTAAAATTGAAGGCTCCGCGGATCGTGTTGATTGCATCTTGAACGACATCTCGCGCCGTGTTGATCGGTGTTTCGATCGCGTTCTGGATGCTTTCCCATACACTTTCTGTTGTGGACTTTACGCGATCCCAGATATTTCCTATTGTTGTTCCAATTCTGTTGACCACAGATGATACTGTTGATCTTGTGGTATTAAGACTTGTTGTGATTGCTGTCTTGATTCCATTCCAAACTGTTGACGTTACTGTTTTAATACCGTTCCATACTGTGCTGACTGTCGAACGGATTCCGTTCACTACAGAAGTTACGGTTGTTCTTGTGGTATTGATAGTCGTCGTAATTGCAGTTTTGATTCCGTTCCAGATCGTTGACGTTACTGTTTTAATACCGTTCCAGACTGTGCTAATAGTCGTAGCGATCGCGTTGAATACGGTTTTAATTACCGTTGCAATAGCGTCAATTGCAAGCGAAGTTGCAAGTTTAATCGCTGTCCAGGTTTCAGAAAGAAAATCCTTGATTCCGTTCCAAATCGTGCTGATTACTGTACTAATTGCAGTAAATACTGTTGTGATCGCTGTCTGAATTGCGTCAAGCGCGATTGATACGCCCTCTTTAATAGCTTCCCATACTTCTGAAAAAAGATCTTTCGCTGCATTCCAGACCGTATCCCAGTCAGTGCCGAACCATCCAAGAAAGACATCAAGCACACCCTTGATTGCATTCAGGACTGTCGAAAAATATTCTTTTACTGCATCAAATACGCTTGTAAAAATTCCTTTCGCTGCTTCCCATGCTCCTGACCAGTCACCGCTAAATAATGCTGAGAAAACATCCCAAATTCCAAGAATCACGTCGAATGCAGTCTGTAGTGCAGTAGCCACAATTTGAAACGCTGCTTCGATTACTGGTGCAAGCAGATTACAAAATCCATTCCAGATTGTGCTGATCGCTGATGTTACATCAGAAAACGAAATTCCCAATCCTGATAGGCGTTCCCGGATGCCCTCTGTAAAGCCCGTAAATGTATCTTTAATCTTCTGCCAGATTCCAGTAATAGTATTTCTGAAATCTTCGTTTGTGTTCCACAAATGGATAATTACGGCTACTATCGCGGCTATTGCTGCAACAACTATTGCTGCGGGTGATGTGATTGCCGCAAGTGCTTTTGTAAACACTCCTGAAACGCCGCCGACATTAACAAATCCTGCTGCCACTTTTCCAAGTGCTTTTGAAATCGTCCCAGTTGCTGTGATTACTTTTCCTATGCCAATTAGTGCAGGTCCGAGTGCTGCAACAACTAAGCCAATGCGGAGAATTGTCTGGCGTTGTCCTTCGTCCATTTTGTTTAAGTGATCCACAAATTCGCGAACATGTTTGACAACCTCGTTAAGCGTTGGCATTAAAAGATCCCCGAAGCTGATTGCAAGTCGTTGAAGCTGAGACATCAATGCTGTAACTTGCCCTGCAAGGTTATCCTGCATGGTATTTGCCATGTTTTCCGCGGATCCATCGCAATCATAAATTGCGTTGGTTAATTTATCGTAGTCTTCTGGTGCTGCACTGATGATCGACAGTAAACCAGACATTCCCTCTTTTCCTGCGATAGTAGCTGCATACTTCGCTTTTAAAGCTCCTTCTGCTCCGTATGCTTTTCCTGTCAAATCCTTCAGGGCTTTTTCATATCTCTTTTCCGTTATTTCTCCGCTTTGATATCCTTCGTTAAGTTCTGCTAATTTCTGATTGAATTCATCTGCGGGCATTTTACACTGTCCAAAAGATTCGCGAAGGTCATCCATAAGTTCTTGTAAACTTTTCATAGATCCATCACTGTTGGACAAAGAAATGCCAAGATAGTCCATTGCATCAGCTATTTTGTCTGTTGGTTTTGCAAGGTTTGTCAGCATAGTTCGAAGTGCGGTGCCGCCCTGTGATGCCTTAATTCCGCTATTCGCCATCAACCCAAGTGCGACGGCGGTATCTTCTACGCTATAGCTCAGCGACCCCGCTACTGGTGCAACATATTTGAATGATTCGCCAAGCATAGAAACATTTGTGTTTGAATTGGATGAAGCAGCTGCAAGAACATCCGCAAAATGTGTTGCATTTGCAACCTCTTTTGTAAATCCATCCTTTACAATCTTGGTTGTTCCTTCTGCTGAAAGTCCGAACGCTGTCATTGCATCTGTTACAATATCAGACGTGCTTGCTAGGTCTTCCCCAGATGCGGCGGCAAGGTTCATAATGCCCTCGATACCGCCGAGCATGTCCTTCGTCTTCCATCCAGCCATAGCCATGTATTCCATCGCTTCTGCGGATTCTTTTGCGCTGAACTTGGTTTTTTCTCCCATTTCATTGGCTTTATCTCGTAGTTTGTCGAAGTCGTCCCCAGTTGCACCGGAAATCGCAGACACCTTCGACATCTGCTGATCGAAGTCTGCTGTGATCTTGACCGCAGTAGCTCCAAGTCCGACCAATCCGGTTGTCAAAGGAAGCAGCGATTCTCCTGCCTTAGTGATCGTTCCACCGACTTTGCTTGCTTTTTCTGCATACTCATCGAACGGGGCTTTTGCAAGTTCAGCATTGACATTCTTCAATTCTGCTTCCATCTCAGCAAGTGCCGCTTTCGACTGTGTGACAGCGGCTTCCTGTCTGGTGATAGCAGTTTCGGTTTTATTTATATTGTTTTCGCTTGTGGTCAACTGCGTTTGCAGCTTTCCGTATTCTTCTTCTAACTTCCGGGTTTCCTCGCTGTCTTTCCCGGTTGCTTTCGCGCTTTCTTCGTATGCAGTCTTTGCTGCATTGACCTTTGTTTTTAACTGGTCGTGTGCACTTTTCTGTAGATCTAATTTTTGTTTTAATGTGTCATACTGCGCGCTACTTTTGCTAACGATATCTTTCTGCACTCCGATCTTCGAGGTCAGTTCCGTTACCTTCGCACGCATTGCGTCCTGTGCGGATCCGTTCAGTTTTGCCTGTGCCGCGGCTAAAGAATGTTCTGATGTCACCTTCTTCATTTCGGCGGCTGCCTGTCGCATAGCCTGCTGATACTGTGTCGTTTCCGCTCGTATTTCGATGAGTGTCTTCGCCACGAATTACCGCTCCTTTTTAGCGTCTATCCTCATCGACTGTCTGAATTTCAAATGCCGCATGTTCTAAAAGGCATATGATGTCTGATTCCATGCATTGCTGGTATGAGTTTTTCATTAACCGGATGCAGATTTTTACTACACGGTCGACGTTTTCCTTGTATATCTTCCATATACTTTCCGTCGAGCTTTCTTCGTTATATCCATTCTCTTCATCGTACTCATCAAAAGCAGATTTTTCTTTCTGGATCTGTTCTGAGTGTCCCCGGTCGAGTTCCAGAAACTTTGGTGTGATTACGTCCTGCATCATAAAATGGATCTCTTTGGCTGCCGTCAGAACTTCCTCCGGCTCTGCCTGCTCGATCTCTCTTTGTCGTGCTCCGAAAACATCCATCAGTATTCGTGTATTTGCTTCGAACGCATCCTGTATAGAGTCACTTACGTTTCTTTCCATGATCTCTACGTATCTTCGATACATGTTCACGGTGATCGCTGCACAAACATATTCTTTCTGATTGCACATCAGGATCAGCTCCGGCATCACTTGCCATTTGTAAAATTTCCTTTGAATTCCTCTGTACGTTTATCTACTCTCTGAGACACTGCTACATCCATGGACGCGAATTCCATAATAATTGCGTCTGGTGTCATGCCTGTTTCTGCGTCAAGCATGTCGTCCTTTGTAAACTGGTTTCCATACATTTCTATGATTACATCCATAATGTCAAGGAACTGCTGCCGTGTGTACAGTGCTTTCTTTTCTTCCGTGTCCATTACTGCGTCGCGGACTTCCAGATAATGCAGGTATGCCATTGTTGACATCTTCTGCGGCATTAAGTATTCTTTTTTTCCGATGATAATAGCTCTTTTTTTCGTTTCAGTTGTTTTCATGTTTTTCACGCCCTCCTGTTATCGTTTAAGCTGTCGCGGATTTTTCCTGAACTTTTGAAAACCAGTTTTTAATCGCTGCTGCTGCTTCTGTGTGCTCCGCTAAAAGGTTGCTCTCGTCGACACTGTTTTCATAAACTCCGTCGAGCTGTCTTGCATAGAAGTCGCCTTTCAGTGTTGCAGTCTGTGTTGTTTTCTTTTCGCCTTCGGTTTCGTAATTGTCTTCGAATCCCTGGTCAAACATTCCACAATACAACCACTTGAATTCATACTTTCCGTTGAGCTTTTTGGCTCTCCATCCGATCGCAACCTCTGACGGTCTGTCATCCTTGTTTTTTGTAAGGAATCCTTTTTCGTACAGATGTCCAAAAATAAGTGCCTTGTCCTGTGGTGCAAGACTGTTTACTTCCAGTTCTACAGTTGTGCCTTTGTAAGAAGTATTTACATCTTCTACTGCATCGTCGCTGTAGATCTTCTGTGCTTCCCGTTCATCTGTGATCTTTGCAGTGATCGCACGCGCCAGTTTTATTGGTGTTTCTGTTGTGTAGTCCGATTCTGTATTTGATGTTACTTTTGCAATGTGAATATCGCGCAGTGACACCGTTCTACTGCGGACAATCGTTTCTTTGCTTGCTCCCTGTGCTACCATGTCTATTCCTCCATTTCTTCCTCTGCTTCCTTTAAGATCAGGAAACGCATTGCATTCGTAAATATTCCCGTGTCCGGTTCTGCCTGGTCATTGCCTGCTACGAACGCGAACCCGTTTTCTTTCATCAGTTTCTTTATTTCTTTTACAAGTGGCTGCTGATCTTTTTCTGACCAGATATTTACCTGTATCGTTGCTGCTTCGATTTCACATTCATCGTCTGAATGCCCCGGTTCATAATCTTCCAGTTTCCACAAAGTCACGTGCAGCGCGTGCAAACTTCCGTCATACCATCCCTGCTGCACGATAACTCCCTTGTGTGTTAACGGTCTTAGTGCTTCTGCGGCTAATGCTATAGCGTCCATTTACCCTCCTAATTTCTCGTTCAGTGCTTTCTGGTACTCCTGCTCCGCTATTGCGTGGTATTGTCCTTCAAGCTCTGATTTTGTGTTGTCCAGGAAGTCACGCGGTGGCATTTTTGACGTGCCCCATTCTACAAACTTCATGTAAAACCAGTTTTCCGCGTCACCATTCAGGTTCCATCCGATCTGTGCTTTTTTTGTCGTCACACTCTTTGGTATGTTATCCCGTGCATGTCCTGTCGGTCTGTAGTACAGTTTTCCTGACTTTGTGTTATCTGCCGATCGCGGCATTCGTTCCTTCATCCTCGGTTCTGTGATGTCTGCCGACCTCTGGAAGATCTTCTTGTTGATCCGTCCAATCTCTGCCGTAGACGACAACGCTTCTACGGCTGTGCGGACTTCTTCGAAACCTTCTGCTTTAAAGGTTATATCCACATTTTTCGCCGCCTTCCGTTAATCGCATTTATTCGCTTTTAACTGTATGTACTGCTTTTCGTTCCGTCTGTAATCTGCTGCATAGATGTCGTATTTCTCGCCCTCGTACTCAATGAAGAACTGTTTCAGGCTTTTCTGCATCTCTTTGATTCTCTGACAATACCGAACTTCAAAGATGATCGTATTTTCCAGACGCTTGTCCAGGGCTTCGTACAACTCCCGCCCGTATAGGTTCCCAATCTCGCACCACGTCTCATAAAAAAGTTCTGGCTCTTTTTCCTGCTGCCTTCCGTTTTTTACGATCGTATTCTTCTTGCAAATTTTGATCCGTGCTGCTGCCATGTTATCCCCTCAACCTTTCCTTTAACATCATCGACTGAATTGCATAGCGCAAACGTTCGGTCGAATCCGACGTAATTTTCCCGTTGTTGTACATGCGGTCGCGATGGTCGTACAGTTCTTTCACGTATGAGCATATGAGGATTTTCTGTCTGTTCGTTGGTTTTGTTTCTTCAAATGATGGGATCAGTTCCTTCATTTCGTCGATGACGGCATCATGCATCAGTTCAATGATCCCGTCATCGTCTGTAAAATCGACGCGCAAATACTGCTTTAGTTCCTTAAGATTCATGTATTACGCCCCTTTTATTCGTTTCAGCCTGCAACAGCAACGCTGATCACGCCTTTGACAACCGCTGTTTCGTCCACTGCCTGAACGTCAAATCTGTCGCGAATCTTGATTCCTGTCAGATCTTTCGCCCACAGATCACCAGCTTCTGTGGAAAGCTCGATTGTAATCTTCTCGCGGTCAAACAGTGTGATTGCTTCTTTCAGGTCTCCCATATATACCGGGTATTTGTAACCTGTAACATCGTTCTTATCAGATCCAGTGCCGCCTTTTAAAACGTTTTCGCTTTTCAGTGTCTTGTTGCTTACTGTTTTTACCGGATATTTCCCAAACAGCAGCGTTTTTGTTTTATCTGTCGGGTCTGGCTGCATGATGTACTTGCCGTCTTTGTCTTTCAATTTGTCCATGTAATTAAACCCGTCCTGGTTAGTCAGAACAATGGAACTCAGCGCGATCGCCGGGTCAAGCTGTACATTAAACACGTCTTTGAAGTCGTCGAAGGTTGCAACCGCTTTTTCTTTTCCGGTTGTGATCTCGCTAAGTACTTTTAAGATCGCAGCGTTTCTGGTTGCTCTAGATTTTTTCGCAATCCATTTGTTCAGGTATGCCAGGATATTTGCCGCTGTATCCTGTAACAGCTCGCGTGTGGTCTTTAAGATTCCACCTTTTTTCTTTACGGTGTACTTAATCGTTGTGAGTTTTGGAGTTTCATTCTCGCTGAACTCTCCCCCCTCATCCACATCTCCCCAAGGTGTACTGTCTGCATCTACCTCTATCACGCGGGAGCCGCTTTTGGTTGTTACGTGTTCTGTGTTTACGTACTGTTCCAGATCGTTCTCAGTGCGGCGCAGTTCGATAATGTCTGTCCTTACATCGTCCGGTACTGTGAAACCTCCGTCCTCGCCACTTCCTTCGGACATTTTATTCTGGAAGCTGTCCATGATCTCCTTGTCTTCTTCTTCCATCGGACGTTTACGAAGCCCGCAGACGATCCTGTTTACAAAGGCGCGGCAAATCTGCGCTTTTGTATATTTTTTGTCCTTCCCGTCGGTAATGTTCTTTGTTCCCCCATTGTTCAAAGAATCTTTGATTTTTTCATCGTCATCGTCTTCCAGATCCATCAACATGTCGAATTCTTCCTGCATTGTGCGGAGTTCTTCCATCTGGTCTCTCATTTCCTGTGTTTTGCCCTGCCCCTGGAGACTTCTGATAGCATTTTTCTTATCGTTAATCTTCTTCAACAGTGCTTTTGCTGCTTTGCTCATTCCTTGCTCCTCCTTATAAAAGTTCCATTTCTTCAAGTATTTTCTTTTCTTCTTCTGCGATCTGATCCACAACATCGTCTGCGGTCTGTGTCTTCATGTTCGGTGCATGTTTGTAGTTCTCTTTCATCCATCCGACGCAAGCCGCAACTGACGGTCGTTCTTCAATCTGTACGTTGAATACTTCCTGGGCATCTTCTGCCGTCATCCATGTTTCCGCATTAATCAGCTCTGTCACTTTTTCTTCTGTGATGCCATCCTTTACCCGGTTCATGTAAATGTCCGTGATACTTTTCTGACACTTGTCAAGTTCCGTGATGAGCTGCTGAAAATCATCTGCGTTTCCGTAAGCCCATGACAACGGCTTATGAATCATAAGCTGTGCGCCGGAAGACATTACAATTTCATCACATGCCATCAGGATCACAGATGCGATAGATGCTGCAATTCCATCAACCACGCCTTTCTTGTGTCCTGTGTGGCGTGAAAGAATGCTGTGAATTGCAATTCCTGCGAACACATCGCCGCCGCCGCTGTTAATGTAAACCGTAAGGTCTGCGCCGGGTTCCACCTGGCTTATAAAATCCGTAATGTCCTGCGGGCATGTGTCTTCGTCGCACCACGCCGCCCACGATGACGAAACAATATCGCCGTAGATGTACAGATCTGCTGCATTGTTTGACACATTTCGAAATTCCATAAAACCGGTATTTTCAAGTTTTTTTGTTCTTGGATTTCTCCGCGAAAAATTAAACTTGTTCTTCATCGTCGTTTCCCTCCTCTCCATTTTTTATCTGGTTGTGTGCTTGCAGTCTTGTCGTATTGCTTTCCGACTTCTGTGATCGGAATGTAGTTTCCATTCACGATCAATTGGTCGCCACCTTCTACGTCCATCAGGTCAAGTTTTCTTCTGCATTCGTTCGGTTTCTCAATTCCGTTCTGTACCGCTGTCGCGAAGATCTCCATCTGCGTCTTGCTGTCAGTTCTCAGTAACACCTTTTCGTTCAGTTTGTAGTACTTTCCTTCTTCGTAGGCTTCCTCGTCCGTCAGCAACTTGTAGTTAATCTCTTCTTCGTACTGTTTCAGTACAAAGAGCATGGTATCTGTCAAAAATGATAACTGTTGCATCTCGCTGTTGCTGTATGATGACTTCTCGTAGTCGTTGATTTGGTTCGGTTTGATTCCGAACGCCGCTGCGATTTGGAGTGCAGAGTATTTTTTCAGTTCTATAAACTGGCTGTCGGACAGTTTAATATCAAGTGGTGTCAGCTTCATTCCAAGTGGAACCGGAATAATCCGTCCGGCGTTTTTTGATCCTGCCCCGAATTCTTCAAATGCTTCTACAAGTTTCTTTTTCAGATCGTTATTCAGATCTCCTGTGTACTCAAGCGTGGCTTTTCCTGTAAGCCCGCTTTCGTATAGGCTGTTTAGATAGTCCTGTGACGCTTTCGCGCCGTCCACGGTTGTCTTCAATATCGCCTGTACCGGAAGACCTGTTATTCCGTCCAGGCTGTGCGAGGTCTTGAAGTGCAGTACCTCGTCTGTTCCGAACACATACTGCTGTCCGCTGTATTTGTCGTTGTAAACGTACCAGATCTTCCCCTTTCCTCCGAAGTACCCTTGATCGTCCACCACGATCTGCACGCAGTTCGACGGCATGATCCACAGATCCATAACTTTGTATTCTCCACCGTATTTCTTACGCTTGAATTTCGATCTGACGTACACATAGGCGTTGCCGAAATGGTTTCTGTTCATTTCCACTGCATTCCAGAACGCTGTCGGTGTCACAAACGGGTTTGGTCTGTTTTTCAACAACTTTGCAACGTCTGAAAGCTCCGGTTCAATGATTCCCTTCGGTGTTTTCTGGTAGTATTTCCACGGAATTTTCGCAAGCGTTTCTGACATCATCTTCAAACACGTGAAGTATGTAACTTCCGACATCACGTTTTTGCTTTTTCTGTTTACTCCAAGCCATTCAAGAAAGGATTCCTCTTTCATGTCCGGCGACGTTTCCATTGTGAAGTTCAGTTTTTTTGCAACCCAGTTCCTGAACTTCTGCCATACATTCACCTTGCATCACCCCCCCCCTCACCTGTCTTTTTTTTTGCTTGATTCGTATAATTTCAACCATTCTTCCACATTTTCTGCGGTGTTCTGTTTTACTTCACCTTTCATCGCTTCTGTCCATGCATCAATAATCGCATCTACAACGTCAATCCTGTCTGTCTGGTATTCTTTGTCAATCTTGATTTCTCCGAAGGAATTTGAAGTTGTCTTCGCATTTGCGATCGACCATGTTATCATTCCGTTTCCGTCATGCTCCACGTTCCCGGATTCTATCTCTAACCGGAAGTCAACTGTCGCATCGTTCAAAGACTTCGCGGACTGTGACACCGCCACGCTGTCAACTCCCATTTCTTCCAGATCTGTCAAGAATGCCGAAGCGTTATGCGGATCATACAGGATGTATTGCACATCGAGTTCATACTGCTGCATGATTGCTTTTAAGTATGTCAGGATATACCTGTAATCCGTTTTTACGCCGCCCATGGTTTCTGTTACTGTTACCAGACCGTCACGGATCCACAGATCGTACTCCGTCCGGTCAGTCTTGATATGTTCTTCTACCCGGCGTTTTGGAATGAAGCTGTGAGCGTGCACGTAATATTTGCGTATTCCGTCTTTTTCGAAAGGAAATACGATTGCCAACGAAGTCAGGTCGCCGCCTGATGAAAGGTCAAGCCCTACGTAGCACTTTTGCCCTCTAAAGACTTCCAGTGTCTTCTCTGTTGCGCCTTGTTTCCACAGCTCCATGTTTTTCAAATAGACATCGTTCGTCCACTGGATCCACATGTTCAACTGCTTAACGATAAAATCTCGCAAACTCGAACCGCCCATTTCCTTAGCAGTTTCGGCAATTGGTATCATATTTTCCAATGCGTCCTGGTCGTATTGCAGAATAGGATTTGCTTTTATCCAGTTCTCCGGCAACCACATGTCGTCTGATTCGTTCATCTGCGCGATATAGACAAACTGTGAATCGTTGTGTGCAATGCCTTTCAGCACCTTCACGCAGTACTCATATAGGGCATAACACGGCGATTTCAGGTTAAATCCTGCCGTCGTAATAACACTTATCAATGCGGATTTCATTTTCTTAATGCCGCCTTCAAGTAATTTGTACATCTGGTCGTCTTTGTGGGCATGGTATTCGTCAACGATACCTAAATACGGTCTAAAACCGTCAATAGACTTTGTATCGCCGGAAAGTGCTTTGATTTTGCTGTGTGTCAGTAAGCAGTCAATCGTGCTGTTATGCTCGTGAATCGTAAAGCACTCGTCCAGATCAACGTCCGACCGGATAAACTTCACGATTTCGTTGAATACGATCAACGACTGGTCTTTTTTGGTTGCTGTACAGTAAATCTGACCATATTTGTACTTCTCAAAATTGCCATAATACGCTGCGAGGATTCCATTCAGAAAAGACTTTCCGTTCTGTCTTCCAAGCTGTATGTACGACGTCCTGTACCTTCGGTAATTTCCTGCTTTGGTTCTCCATCCGTTCAGACTGCCAAGAATAAAGCACTGGAAGGCATAACATTCAACCGTTTGCTCTTCCTCACCTTCCGCGATGGTCAAAGTTTCCGCGAAATCAATGATTCTTTCTGCCTGCTCTGCATCAAAAAAGTATTTGTACGGTGCAGCCTTTGACTTCTCGATGTCGTCCAGATGGCGTTGACACGCAAGTTTTACCAGATCACCAGCAATTATTTTTCCTGTAAGGACATCCGCAGCATACTGTGTCGTTCTGTCCTGCATAACATCACGCAAACTTCTCTGTAAATTTGTTCTTCTTTGGTGTCTCTGGTGCTTTTGGTACAATCAGACGGCATCTTGACGATACTGTGAGACCAAAGTCTGCTGCGCCTTGTCTGCATTGCCTGAAATATCTGTCTTGTAAAATAGCCAGACGCTCAACCTGCCCGTTTACAATCTCGCGTTCTTTGATGATCGGCATTCCATCTTCGTCTTGCTTTCCAGTGTTGTACTGTTCCGTCACCATTAACGGCTGCTTTGCGATCATCTCAGTCACTTCTCTATACTTTTCCTGCGCAATAACCAGGCGAGCCAATGCTTCCACATCCAGATTCGAAATCAGGTCGATCTCTCGCAGGTCTTTCGCAATCTTGCGAAATGTTTTTTTCTGGCCTGGCGTCAGATATGGCGGCGGCGTAACTTTGTCAGCTGGTGCTTTCACTTCTGTACGTTCTCTTTCAGCAATTTCTGCTTTTGTTAGGTGTTTTTTTCCTTTTGCCTGGATCAGTGCAATCGGTTGTCGCTGTCCTGCCATTGTATCGACCTCCTTTCTGTCCGGTGTCAGAATCTGACACCGTTTTTCTTCTTGCCTGTATCTGGAATTTCCGTGGGGAGTTTTCTCCACAGAAAAGGGGGAACGCGACTAATCGGAGCCGCTCAGAACTTTCTCGATGCCCCCTACCCCGTCCCAGTGCCGCCGCAAGATCGCCCGAAGCTGTTCCTGCGTGTGCCGTTTCGTCGCTTCGTCTCGTCTGTACAATGCGCTGATAACGCCGTGGTTTGTGTTGCTTAGTGGGAACAGGTTCTCCACCTTCAACCGTTGGTTCCAATCGTCCTCTATCTCTGTGATATGATGTACCATGTCCGCTGTCACAATCCTGTGCTGCACATAATATGCATATAAGTCCAACCCATCGTACAGTTGCAACGCAAGTGCCCGTGTTTTGCGCCATTGCGACGACACATAAAAGGCAGCAGTCTTTCTGTTCCTGCGGTGCGTGTTGTATTCCATGTGTCTTGATGTCTGACCTGTTGCTGCTGCCGCTTCGCAGTCCGGGCACGCCTTTAGCTCCTGCGGTATCAACAGCCCACATTTGCATCTATGTAGTAGCATCTTTGTACCTTCTTTTCTGCTGTGCGTTTAATATGCAGCAAGCATCAATGTGACACCTGCTGCCGCGTCAGAGGGTGCGAAAAGAGCATGAAAAAAGCGACTGTACTTTTTTCTGTACAATCGCTTCTGCAACTTTCCACATTACAAGTGTAACTCTTTTAATCCACCATTAAAACCCCAGCTTTTCCCCAACTTTTCCCCAAGTCTGTATAGAAAAGTATAATGTTTTTCAATATTTTTCTATGCCATCAATACCGAATAACTTCACTGACATTTTCCGTATCAGTTCTTTTGACCATCGCGACGGTGTATTCTTTCCACAGTTCTGTATCTCCGCAATATCTTCGTATGGTACGCCCTTTATGTAATGCATGTAGAATGCTTCGTATTTGTAGTTCATCCCCTTTGTATCGTACTCTTTTCGCAGATCTTCCATTGCTCTGTCTATGTTCGCGATCATTAACGCCGTTTTCATCTTCGACCGTCTTACACTTTCCAGATGTGTGCTTCCGTCTTTCTTGAAGGTGGTGTATTCTTCCTTCTCTAACTGTTCTACTTCTGACACTGCATTTTCAATATGCTTTTTCATTTCGATGTAAGATTCCATTAAGACCCTTGTATTATGAAGTACCTGCTGTCTGCGGATTTGGCGTTCTGTTTCCATTGCTGTCTGGATAATCTTTTTTACAAATGCTTCTTCCTGCTTGTCGTCTTTCTGCTGCATTTCGCGCACCGTCCTTTCTTTTCAGTCTCTGTCCTGTTGATCCACTGCTGCCGCTTTGGTCTTCTCACCATCGGTAATCCTTTTCTTCTGCGTTCATTGTTTGGCATCTTTTGTTTTTCTTTCCAGTACTCTCTCCACAGCATTTCTTTTTTGATCTGTGCAGGTGTCTCGCCTTTTGCTGGCATTTTCATATTTTTTAAGATTTCTATTTTTTCGTACTTGTCTGCAAAAATGGTAGCATTGAGGTTGTTCCATGCAGTGCTACCTGGAAAGTCTGTGTCAGATGTGTCCTGTTCTTTGCCTGTATGTGGTTCCGGTGCAGTCAGTGGAATATTAAACGAACAGTTTTTTAATTCCTGGATTCCTCGCGAAAATCCTCTGTATATTTTTCTCACTCCTTCTATTATCGAATTCATTGTTCGTTTTGGACTTGGTATGCACACCACTATATCGTCATTATTTTTGCCTTTCCGCTTTTTCGTCATTGCTTCGTTAAATACTTCTATCATTTTTCGTCCTTCTCCTTTCCGCAATCCTAATCGAATGGCAATTCTTCGTCAATTCCCTCTGGAATGTTCATAAACCCTTCTGCGTCCGCTTCCGGCTGTTTTGGTGGCTTTTCCTCCGGTGTTTCACTGGATCCGGCGGGCGACTGTTTGCTTTCTGCAAATTCTACTTCATCGCATATAACTTCCGTCGTGTAAACCTTGTGTCCTTCGCGGTTTGTGTAGTTTCCGGTCTGGATTCTTCCGCAAATTGCCGCTCTCATTCCTTTTTTAAAATATTTGTATGTGAATTCTGCTGTTTTCCCAAAAACAACGCACTGGATAAAATCTGCTTCCTGCTTTTTGTTTTTTCGGTCAACGGCAAGCGTAAATCGCGTTATAGCAAGCCTTTCTGTTTCCGAATACCTTGTTTCTGGATCTCGTGTTAATCGCCCCATTAATATTACTTTGTTCATTTTTTATCTTCCTTTCAATGGTAAATCTTTTTAGATTTACTACTTTAATTTAGGTCCCACATTTATATTTTTAAGCCTAAGCTTC